GTATACAGCTTCGACCAGATCACCCATATGCAAATAGATGGAATCAGTATCACTAGCAATAACATAATCTTTACCCTCCGTTTTTAAGATTTTGTTCATCTTTTGGTTCATTTTGTTTTCAATCCATCTGATTGATACCTGTCCAGATAGAGTGATGGCCTCTGCGTTCGCAAGTTTGTAATAGCGAAAGTATTGATTACCAATAGCACCATAAGCACTGTTAAGGGCAATCTTCTTGGACATTTGAACGTTGTTACATCTTGCGATTTCTTTTTCAAGTTCTTTAGTTGGTGTTTTTTCATATTCTTTTTTAGCTTTGATCATTCTCTTCTTGAAGATGACACGTTCGTTATACATCTTCTCCATCAACTCAGGTAAGAATCCTTTCTTATCCTTACTATACATTGCACCATTGGGACAAACAGCAAAGTCTTTATACAATTCAAATGTATCTTCTTGAGATAACATTCTTTCCACACTAGTGCTAGGGTGTTTCTTCTCTTGCAATGTCTCTGGTGAGATATTATATTGCATGATTAGATGTGGATATAGTGAGTTTAGGTCAAAAGATACCACCCAATCATACTTACCAGGCTTAGGATTTTTTACATATGCACCAGCATACTTCTCATCTTTTTTATTACGATCCTTCTGTGGGATTACGATATTCTTTTTCTTTAGGTAGTTGTATATAATAGCATCCCATGTGCGAACTTGGAACGCAACATCAGTGAAGTTTATCTTTGCGTCATAGGCTCGAGTACAACATAGATCAATCAACTTAAGTTTATCCTCAAGGCGGTCTACCAGTTCTACGTCAACGATGTTATAATCAACAAACTTTTGCCAGTTCTTAGTGTAGAACTCACGGAATGTATCATACTCACTGTGATCTAATTTCTTTTGTCCTAGTTCCATCATGGCGATGTGATCCAATTTGAAACTCTCCTGATTAGGAGTAGCAGGGGACTTCCTGTATAGATCCAGATAATCAATTACAGAGATGCCTGCAAGATCATAAGAGATATTCAATCTACCTTGAATGTGAATTTCATTCTTTCTTACGATGCCCCAAGGAGAAAACTTCTTAGTCATCTTCTCACCCATGATACGATCTACCCTACCCACAAGATAAGGTATATCATATAGTTCACAGTTCCAACCTGTGATAACTTCTGGCATATTTTTCTGCCACCAATCTAGGAATGTGAGAATCAATCCCTCTTCATTGTGACAATCAATATATCGATAATTCTTTTTGTTTGGATTGGTGGTGTAAGGCCTAGATCCAAATGTGATAATTCTTTTAGTATTGTAATCTTGAATTGTTATAAGTAACAACTCCTCTGCACAATTAAAGACATCAGGGAAACCACTCTCTGCGGCAACCTCGATGTCAATGGTATATAATTTAATTTTGTTTAGATCAAACTTGATCTCATTCTCAGGATAGTTTTCTGAAATATATTGATGTACATATCTTTCATTACCGTATATGTTGAAGTTCTGTACAGCAGAATACTTATCAATAAACTCTCTACAATCTTTTATTGTGCCTGGTTTTACTGGGTCTACTAATTGACCATCAAGTGTTTTCCATTTACTTCTTTTTCTTTTTGATGGCACATAGAATGTAGGGTGAAACGTTTCCCTATCCTCAAAATGTTTCCCATTGTCATATCCCCTGACCAACATACTGTTGCCGATCTGGAAAACATTTGTATAAAACTTCATGCTGTAGCTAGTTTCAAATATGAATCCACTAATTTTTTATGTGGTTCAACCAATGTCAATATTTTATCAGAACATATCATAATTTCAACGTCATCTGTAACATTACTTAGATATGGTGACATTTCTTCTCCTTCTATTCTGTAAGGTGAGATCATTTTACAGTTGGGATCACCTATATCTAGAGCAGCTACTTCTTCTATTCCCGATATTAATATATCGCCATTTACTAAAACTAGTATCTTAACTTCCTGTTCCATTAATTCTTGCCTCATAGGATTGTTTGACCATTGGTTTTGGTTCCACTATCGCAACAACCCAACTGGGATCAATCGATATTTTTTTCTCGTCAGATAAAGGCATGAAAGGATAATACTGAACACTATATTTTGTTTCAGATTCTTCTTTACCTTCTACCAACATTACAGGTTCTTCTATCAACTTACAGCAGTAAGGGTTCTCAAGAACTACAAAGATGGGCTTGTCATTCTCATCTACAAGTTCTTTTACGTCAGCAATTACTTCTTCGTTTGATTTAAGCAGAACGAGTTTAACGGTCATCTTATTTATTTTATAAAGCGGATGGATGGTATTGCACCACCGTCTACAAGTTGGAAACCTGTCGTAATACTTTTATACGACATCCGCATGTGGGAGGTTGGATTCCTGTGTACCAACAAGAGCAGGGCATTTCTACAGTTTAGAATTACCACTCAGCCTACGACCTACTTGGTTTGTAGTTCTACTGTTCCCAGCAGCGAGCACCACCTCTGTCGCATCACCTTAACCAGCTATATGCCAGTAAGTTTATTCAGTCACTCCCGATGTGCTGATCAGGCACATTTATAATGTATCACATGTATTGATAGTTGTCAACCCCTAAATTTTTACCCATCTTCTTGGATTTACTAAACAAAAATTACCCGCTTCTTTTCTAGTTGTAATCAAAATATCATATGATATAGAATATCTATTAGTAATACCAGTGTAAGGTAATACCTCATGATGCAAAGTGGACGGAAATATTATTAGTCTATTTTGAACAGCATCATATTTTTTTGTCCTACTACTTCCGTATGTTGGTTTATGATGGAATATAGGTAGTCCAGATAAAGTATTTGGTTCTGGTGCATAGACTACTAGTTGTCCTGTAGGATTATCTTTCTCTGTTCTCACATAAAAAACTGCACTAAAATGTGATTGGCAGTGATTGTGATACCCAACACCCCCTCCATTTACGCATACTATTGGCCATGATTGGGGAACATATATGTCTGAGCCTGGATGTATGTCTGTTGGTTTTAGTGTTGCGCCTATCTCCTCTATGTATTTTTCAAGATGTATTGATATCTGTTTTGTAACCCATGAGAACTCTGGTTCTGCTGATATCTGGGAATCACCTAGTATCTCTCCAGTAAAACTAGGAGCAAATCCAAGATGTTCTATATTTTTATTATAAAATCTATCAATGTAATTCACCATACCTTCATGAATATCATCAGGAGTATCCAGATCTGTATGATATAACGTGGTAGGAAATAAAAAATCAATCATTCTTACATTTTAGGACAAAAAAAGAGGGTTTGTCAACCCTCCTTGTATCATTGAAATAGTATTTTGATGTTACACCACTTGGCGTAATGAATTCCTCGGTAACAGAGAAGTGCAAACACCTCATCTGGATCGTGGATTTCTGGATCAAATTCTGGCACTACAGGATGTGCCAATGTAAACTTGATGTTTAGCATTTGTCTTTACCTCCTGTAACATATTTATGTTTGGAGATCCTGACAATAAGTATTAAATACTACTTTCTTAATAAAATCTATAGATAGTCCTTTCGTGCGTGATGTTCTGGTATCACTTTGCCCAGTTTAATTGTGAGAAGTCCATCTGCAAAATTTACATCCTTAACTGTAATGTCTTCTGACAATGCCCAGGCTCTCTGGAAAGATCTCTGAGCCAAACCTCTGTGTAGATACTCAGATTCTTCTTCTGTTTTTTCTTTCTTACCCTCTACAACAATCCGTCCGTACTCTGTGTAGACTTTAACTTCTTCCTTACTGAATCCAGCAAGTGCAATCTCTAGTCTAGAATCTACATTGTTAATCTGTACAAGATTGTAGGGCGGGTAATTAGTAGTGGAATCAAAATTGAAGAACTGGTTGAAGTAATCGTCCATACCAACGCTGTTCTTCATGATCTTGTCAACTAGTGTGCCCAGATCCTGAGTATGATATCTTTGAATGTTAGTCATGTTGTCTCCTTAATAAGCGAGTTTAAGTTTGTACCCTATCGGCGTACACTACTAATTATACAACAAGCATAAAAAAAGAGGGTTATGTAAACCCTCAGAGACCATAGTGATAACCGTCAATCTGCCTTTACAAACGTACTCTGTGACGATTGTACTACCTTTTTCTTCTTACCTATATTGTATTTTGTCTCAAGAGTCCAGTCACCTTTGTCTTTATATGACAAGACTTTGATTTGATTTAGAGGAGCAACATCTATAATTTGTTCTGGTCTAAGAATAGTAATC